AAGAGGGAGCCGTCCGTCTGCGCGAATCGTGGTCTGCGCGACACTTCAAGGACTTCCGCTTGCCTGGCGTTGTGGCGCTTATCAAGTGGTTCACGGTCGGTGAAATCGGCCAGTCCGAGATGAAGAAGGTTGTCAACGACGAGAAGAAGCGGCTCGAGGGCTTGAGCCGACTCGGCGTTCGTGCGCTTCCGTCCGAATGGCAGGACGATGGGCCGTTCGCAGACCTCCGCACCATTGACCTCGCGAACTTGGGTCTGTTGGTCGATGCATACCACGACGACGTAGACTCGATGTGGGAAGAAGCCTCGGTTGCACTTGCTGCGATCTTCGCATCGCGCTGGACACGCGGTGGGCTTACCGACACCGCAGCGCAGCAATTGGTGCAGCAGTCGTCGCAGGTTTTCGATGCCCTGACGGTCAAGTGGTCGGAGCGCACCTATGAACTATACAAAGATGCTGCGTACCTTGGCGCTGAGCGTGCAGCGGAACTGACCGGACAGGCTCTGGACGATGCTTGGGAGCAGTCTGCGTTCTTGTACCATCAAGAAGCAATGGGATGGCTCACGTCGCCGGGTGGTATCCTTCCTGACGTGCGCGCACGCTTGCAGGAAGCGGTCGCTAACCTCACGCGCAGCGATGCCGCTATCCCTGAGTTCGACGTAGAGGACTCGGTCGATATGGCCGTTGTGGCGCTTTCTGCGGGCATGGTTGCCAACCGTTTCCGCATTCACAACTGGTCTGGCAAGCTCGTCATGCTCGCCAATGAGACGATGACCGCTGCGATGCAGAAGGCGAATACGGTCATGCTGGAATGGGACGCTATCGGTGCAGACGGCATCGCGGGTCCACGGTTGACCGAGTGGTACGTCGATTGGGCGAACGTAGGTGACGCGCGCGTGTGCCCGACGTGCATCAGCGAGGGCGCAAAACCGATTCGCCCGATGTCGGAACTTGTGACAATGCCGGGTGGTGGAACGGAATGTGGCGCAAGATGCCGCTGCGTCCTTATTCTTTGGACGGCAGAGGAAGTGCGGTCGGGAATGGCCGTAAAATTCTAAGCATCGCACTTACGGTGGAAGTTTGACGCTCGCGCGAAGGTAGCGGTAGGCTATGGCGAGCGATGGCTGATAGAGCCAGCCTATCGAAATAGGGTCAAACGATGACGGTCGATAAATTTCCGTTTTTGCGTGAACTCGACGCCAGTAAGCCCGATGAGGTGCTTGCGGACGGTCGCAAGGTCTTTTCGGTGCGTTGCCGGGTGCCCTTTTCGGCTCCGATGCAGCAGTGGGAAGTAGCGCCCACGGAGCGCACCAAGGCTGAGCGCGTCATCATCGACAGCGGCGAGGGCGAAAAGCTCGACCCCTCGGCGACGGCGAATCCGAATCAAGACTCGGTGGACTTTGAGAACCCGGTCATTTTCGGGACCGCGTCGTCCACGTCCGTAGACTTTTACGGCACCGAGATGAGCAAGGATGCGCTTGAACAAATGGCCGTTCAGATGCGCGCGGGCATCCCGTACCTGCCCCGACACAACAACGGCCTGAACGGTGCTGTGGAGTGGGACGAAGTCATCGGTCGCACCATCGACGCCGAAGTTGCGCGCGTGGACAGCGTTCGTGCGGCGTTCAGCGCAAATGAAGACCAGTACGTGCTCCGCGCGAAGGTCATGCTGTACCAAGACGAACCGGGCGCGCAGTCGATGATTCGCCGTTTGGGTCGTAACGAGAAAATTGGACAGTCCATCGGCGGCTGGTTTACGCAGTTGCAGTTCGTCCAGAACAGCGAGGACGAAATCGAGAGGGTTATCGTGCGCGGCATCGAACTCGATCACTTGGCGGCGACTCGCGCTCCCGCGAATCCCGACAGCAACGACCTCGTTAGCCTGCGGTCGGCGGTGCGTTCGATTCTTACGCAGTTGCCGGTCCCGATGAAGGTTGAGCGTGCAGCGCCCGACTTCATGGACTTCCCGATGGCTCCCGAAGAAACGCCGTGGTCTTGGGAAGCCGCAGACCAGGACGCCGTTTTGGGCGAAGAGATGGATTGGGACCGCTACGCCAGCGTCCATGCCTACTACGACCCGGAGAACCGGGAGGTCAAGTACGGCTACAAGCTCCCGTTCGCGAAGGTCATTGACGGTCGCATCCACGTCGTTTGGCGCGGTGTTGCGGCGGTTATGGGTATCCTGTTGGGCGCTCGAGGTGGTGTGGACATCAGCGACGAGGACCGTCGCCGAGCCTACGACCTTATGGTGCGGTACTACGAGAAGTTTGGGAAGGTTCCTCCTGAGTTCCGTATGCGTTCGGACGTTGAAGTCCGACACATCATGGAAATCGAGGACCATGAAGACCATGTGTGGGTCAAGTTCGCCAAGGAATACGCTGAAGAAGCGGGGCCTGTGGCAGAGCCTGACGAGTCCACCGAAGAGGTCGAGCTTTCCAAAGCGTCTGAGCCTGTCGTCGCGACGGAAGTCGTCGTTGGCGAGCAGGATCAAACCGAGTCCCGCACTATCGCGGGTGAAACCAAGCAGGAGCGTAAGATGTCTGATTTCAATATCGACGCCTTCGCGGCTCTCCTTGACTCCAAGCTGGCTCCGCTTGCCGAGCGCGTGGCGCAGCTTGAAGTCCAGAAGACCCCCAAGGCTGAAACCGCTGAAGACCGTTTGGCCGCTGCTGAGGCTCGCGCCAAGGCCGCTGAGCAGAAGCTCGCCACGGTTCTGTCGGCCCCGAATCGCGTTGGTCGCGCGGTCGTCGGTCACGTTGGCAACGGGCACCAGGCCGCGCACGGTCTGAAGGGCCTCGTTGAAGCGGCTCGCAGCAAGCACACCGTGCTCGCGCACGTCGCCGCCGACATGAGCGAAGGTCTTGCCAAGCGTGGCGAGAAGATTCCCGCTGACATCGAAGGTCAGTTGGGCGCTCTCCTCGACGCCGCTGCGGCAGAAGGGCTCATCACCACCCCTGAAACCCGCAATAGCTGGGCGTGAGGTTTACAATGGACACCATGAATAACTGGGCCGCTTTGGACCCTGCGCGCCGCGAAGCCTTTGAGCGCGCGATCAACGTCGCTGGTGCGGGCTCTGTCCTGCTCCAGACCTTTATCAACAAGACTGTTCAGCAGTTGACCAACCGCGAAGAAGGCGTGTTCAGCACCCTTCCTCGTCGTCCTGGTCAGGGCAACGGCGCGTACATCAACCGTCGCGCGGAGCCGGGTCTGTTGGGTGAATGGGTCTATGATACGGACTCTGGCACCGAATCGACCGGCACCTACACGCAGAAGTCGTTCCTCTACCGCACGTTCCTGACGCGCGGCAAGGTGACCCGCTTCATGCAGGCGCAGGGTCGCTCGTATGGCGATATCCTTGCTGGCGAGATGGCGGCGAAGTCGGCTGACTTTGCGGCTGGCGTTGAAACCGCGCTGGTGACCGGCAGCAATGCCGCGAACCCCCGCTGCTTCGACGGCCTCATCACGCTCGCGCAGGAAACCTCGAGCCAGATTATCCTCCAGACGACCGCCACCGCTGGTGATGCGTTCACGCTGGAGAAGCTGGACGAGGCCATTGACGCGGTGAAGGGTTCGGGCTCCCGCTCCGACCTCCTCATCTTCGCGTCCCGCAAGGGCCGTCGCCTCATCAATACCGCTCTGCAAGCGCAGCAGCAGTTCAACGATATGACGGAAATCGCCGCCGGCTTCCGCGTTCGCACCTACGATGGTATCCCCTTGGTCACGACCACGGGTATGCCTGACACGCTGACCTTCAACGGCAGCAAGGTGTCCGCGTTCTCCGGCGCTGCGACGACCGCGATTCTCGTCGTCAACACCCGCGACGTGTACATGGAAGAGCTTACCCCGCTCACCGTGATGCCGCTCGCGAAGGGCAATAGCCAGTTCGACCAGTTCGATATGTACTGGGATGGCGTGCTCGTTGCGGCGAACCCGCTCGCGCTCTCGATCCTCTGTGGTATCGACGCGGCCTGATTCTAGTCGCTGACTAGGCAAGACGCCTCGGCTTCGCGCCGGGGCGTTTTTGTTTATGGGCGAGCCATCCATACCAACCCACGCACTTCGGTGTTATCGTCTGCGCGGAGGTACATGATGCCCGTCAGCGTGAAACCGATGCAAGTTCCCGACCCGTCTACGTGGTGCCGCGCACTGCGACGTTACGACCGCGACCCTCGCTTGCCGATGATGTATGCGTCCTATTCGGTGACCATCCGAGCAAAGCCTGTGGAAATCGACGGACGGGTCGCACTCACGCTGTTCTTCCCCAATGGTCGAGAAAGCGCCGCTGACCGTGCGCTCAAATTGGGATGGATTGACGAAACCGATATCGTCCGCAAGGCCGCAGGCCCTTCGCACACGCTGATTCTCGTTGGGCCGGCGTTGTCGGACTACCTCGATACGCTGGAGTTCCAGACGCTTCGTCGGCTTGCCCGCGCTGTGGGTGTTTCGCGCAAGGCTGACCGCAATCGACTCACCGGGTGGATCGTGGAGTCGGTAGAGAAGCGTGGTGGCGTGGTCCCCATTGTCACGGGTTCGGCGCAGGACGAAGACGAACCGGATAGCGAAGCAGAAACCGTGTGAGGTTCCCATGCCGTTCGTAGAACTGGCCGCACTCAAAACCATGATGCGCATTCCACCCGCTGACACGTCACGGGACGCGGAACTGCAAATCTATGCGGACTTCGCGAACAGCTATCTGTATGGTGCGCTGGGCGGTCTTACCGACAGCGTGCCGACAACCTACACGGACACGACTTCGGTGGACGAATCGCACCAGGACTCCATCTGGTGTCGTCGCTACCCGGTCATCAGCGTCACGTCGGTGGTGAATGCCACCGCAACGCTCGCGCCGGCCAAGTACACGTTTACTGACCTCGGCTGCGTGCGGCTTGTGGACGAGTACGATGCGTTTGCGTTCGGCACCAGCACCGTCAGCGTGACCTACGTGGCCGGGTTCGCATCGGGCGACCCAGCACTTGGTGAACTTAAAATCGCGGGCCTGACGCTCGCGTCGTACACCGCAAACATTGCATCGCGCGCCGGTATCTCGTCTGAGAAAATCGGACAATACAGCTACGATATCGGTGCCGCGATGGGCGGTATCGGTAACGCTGCACCGGGCGGCTATGGTATCCCGCCGATGGTCGAGCGTATCCTTGCGAAATGGGACCGTGGATTCATGGTCTGGCCGACTTCCTACTGAGGTAACAATGAAACTCGTAAAAGATTGGGAAAAGGGCGACAAGTCTCCGATTCATACACCCGGCGAGGTTGTGCATCTGCGCGACGAAGGCGGCAAGTGTGTGTGTGAACCCAAGACGAGCGCCGCACGCGCGCGGCTGATGAAGTTTCACGGCTTCGTTGCTGCGTTGGAATCGGAACCGCCGCCTCCTCCGGTAGAGGAGCCGAAGCCAGAGCCGAAGAAGTCGTCCAAGAAAAAGGCTGTCGTCAAGGACGTTGCGGAGGCCGCTGCTGAAGCGGCAAAGGAATAACCATGCGCTTCGGCATTATTCACTCCGTGGCCGATAGCCGCGTGACGCTGTTTCATTATCTGCCGCTCGTACTCACATGCGACCTCGAGCACCCAGGTCGCTTCGGTCGCAGCAAAGTGGTGAGCATCCAACATGCGGGCATCCAGCGCGGTGAGGGCGTGGCTTTGGTCTATGGTCCTACGGCTGACGCTGTGGTTGGTTTTGTGTCTGCTCTGCAGACGCCTGACCCGAACGTGGTTGTCGTTGTGGCGCAGAAGCATGACGATGGACACCCGCTCGTAACGAAGCTCCGCGAGCTTCAACAGCGCGGTCAGTCCGTTTCGGTGTGCTGTGTCGCCGAAGGCTCCGTATGGCTTTGCGACCGCTCGACGGGCGGGTTCTCCGCGAAGGACCGCTCGTCGGCACCGAAGGACGCATCGTTCGTTGCGCCCGTAGTGAAGCCGATGCCAAAAGCGGCACCGGCCCCTGCGAAGAAGAAGGCCGCTGCGGAGCCCGCGCCGCCGCCTGCGCCTAGCAAAGAAACTGAACCATCCGTGCAATGAGTCGGTTCGTGGCGGCGTGGTCAAACTCGCCGTCATCGTTGCAGACCTCAATCGGACGGTCCATCAACGCGGGCGATACTTCGCCGCTCGCGTGAGTGCGGTCATCGTGGACCGCAATCCAGAAGGCGTCTTCGACCTCCGATTCAAAGAAGCGTTGCTGAAAGGAAACGCCTAGCCATTCGGCTGCGGTCCTGAGATGAATACGAGCGCGCACGCGACCTCCAGTGTTCACGTCTGCATGTAGCGTGTGCGGTGCCAACCTGCGCACGCTATAAGCGCAAAGACGCCCGTAGAGGCGCGGAGGACACATGCACAAACACGGTATCGTACTCGTCGCACACGACCCTATGCGCCTTGCGGAATCGCTGGTGATGCTGAGCCGGCACGCACCGGAGAGCTACGTAGCGGTGGCCGGGTCGCTGCAAACCGAAGTCATGGAAGCGGTGTGCGGCGCGATGCCGGTGGATGGCTCGATGCGCATCGAGGTC